CTTTTCAATCAGTTGCCCTTTGGCTTCCATGTTCTGAATTTTTTCCTCACTCATTTACTTCCCCGTCAAAAGTGTTAGCCACCAAAAGCAAAGACCTAGCAGTAGGAGTACCAACGCACCCGCAATCAGCCAAGTCATCAATTCCTCAATCTCTTCCTTGCGTTTTTTCTTATGGTTTTCTGCCAGTATCTCTTCAACCTTGCGCTGCTGGATTATCCGGTTGCGCTCCACCATAAGCTGCTGCCAGAGGTCGGCATTACCCGACATGACCATATAGTTGTTTAACTCCCTCTCAGCATCAGCCAACTGCTTAGCCTGCATCACTATCTCAAAAGCCTGTGCCGTGTCGGACTGAGCAAAACTACCTTTGGGTTTGGCTGCTGCCTTTTGGACAACATCCTTGGCCTCAAAGAACTTCATCATGTCGCCGGATACGGCTTGGATGTCCTTACCTAGCGCAATAGCTGCCTTTATTCCTTTGACCGCCGCTTGGGCCGTAGCAAAAGCGGTGATCGGGTCAATCATCTTTAACCTAAATTAAATTTTTTGTTCAAGATGCGCCCCAAATTTCTTGGGGGGCTACAGGCCAATCTACATTACCTTCAGTTGGGTTAACCGCAATAGCGCGAATTTTGTTGCGGTAGCTTAAAAATTCAGCTTGGTTTTTTAAATATGGGTTGTTGGTTGACAAGCCCACATCCGGGTAGCTGGTGTAATCGGTAGCGACAAGCAGTTGCACCGCTTTATTTTTGTTTTGTTGCGCCGTGGGGATTGGGGCAGCATAGGGAGCGATGGTGCCGTATTTTCCTGCGTTTAGGTCTTCCCACAACTGAACTCCATATGGCTCCGAGTCAAGGGGATTAGCGGTAAACGGTATCCAACCATAGGCTTCGGTTTTTGCTTCGCAATTGATGGCAGTGTTTTTTGCGTCTGCCCAAACGGGATTTTTAGCGTCGAGAATCATTTTTGTTTCCTTTTAAGAAATACGCACAAAAACTGTAGCGTTTGATCCCGGCCCTGATCCCGGAGAATACCCCATTGTTCTCCATGTTCCCGCGCTGGGAGTACCACTAGTAGTACCGTATGCGTCTGCATAGCGCAAATCTGATGCCGCAACTGTGCTTCCGGCAGCAAGATCAGTACCAGTAACAGAAGTGCAAAACGCGTATGTACCAACTGCGGCTAAAGTGGTGCTTCCTACAGCCGTCGCCCACCCAAGTGCGGAGCCGCTCCAATTAAGGTAAGTATTGGCGGTGCTAGGGGCGCTAACAAAAGTAGAAGCGCTTGAGCCAGACTGCACCACAAGTTGATTTGCAGCCCCGCCAGCCACGTTAGTTGCATTGGTTGCGTTAGTAGCATTCGTAGCGCTTGTTGCGCTTGTTGCTGATGTAGCTGTTGCCGAGTTACCTGAACAAGACGCAGCAGTGGTTGCATTAGTAGCGTTAGTAGCGTTAGTAGCATTGGTAGCAAAAGATACTGACTGACTGGCAATATTGCTAGACGTAATGAATGTTCCACCAGCTTGAGGATTGGTAGCTGTTGCCGAGTTACCTGAACAAGACGCCGCAGTTGTTGCGTTAGTGGCAGTTGTAGCAGTTGCAGAGTTACCTGTGCATGAGCCAGATGAACCTGTGGTGTTTTGGTTCAGCGTTGGAAACGTGCAGTTGGCTAGATTCCCCGAAGACGGTGTTCCCAGCGCTCCACCAGAAGTTACGTAAGAACCCGCAGCTTGCTTACCGTTAAACGTGTTCCAGTCTGTAGATGTCAGATAACCGTTAACCGAAGTAGACGCTGCCGCCATACTAATGGCAGGAGCAGTGCCACCGCTGGAAACCACTGGGGCTGTTCCAGTAACAGAGGTAATCGTACCGCCAGGGTTAGACGAAGCAATTGATATGCCGCCAGCAGTGTTTGTAATACTTATATTACTTCCCGCCGTCAAGGTAGCACGGGTAAACCCTGTACCGTTACCAATATCCAACGCGCCGTTTGCAGGGGTTGACGTTAAGCCTGTACCGCCGTTGGCGACAGGGAGCGTGCCTGTCACGCCCGTAGTAAGAGGGAGTCCGGTGGTGTTGGTTAACACGCCCGATGTGGGTGTGCCCAACAGTGGAGTGACCAGCGTGGGGCTGGTGGAGAGTACGGTGTTACCTGTGCCCGTGGAGGTTGTAACTCCAGTACCGCCATTCGCAACTGGAACCGTTCCGGTTAAATTGGAAATAGTGTTCGATGCAATTTTTACGTAGTCAGTACCGTTCCACGAAATAATGGCTTTTTCACCATCAACCAAAGTAATGCCAGTGGTGTAAGTGCTTGGAAGCGTCAACCCTCGTACAGTAAGCAAGAAACCACCAGCAGCAGCACTGTTATTGATTATGTAGTTCCGGCTAGACGCAGGCACGTTTAAATTTCGTGCTGCTGTTTTTGTGCCGCTAATTATTAAAGTAGCGTACTGCGCTGTGCTTCCAGTAGCCCCAGTAGAAATAATGCCTGTTGCAGAGCTATTGCCCGTTGTAAGAGCAAGCGTTACGTCTGCGGTGCTTATTGGAATTGCCAAGCCGCCAGCAATCGCAATGTCCAAGTAGGATGTAACGGCATTGTTTACATCATCGCCCCATGTACCAGACTCCGTGCCGGTTACCGGTTGCCCAAGGGCTAGATTGGTTGTGTAGAGAACAGTCATGGTGGTTCCTTGTTACGGGTTATTTTACTCAGGAGTTTCAGGTTTGTCTTGAGCTTCCTTTTGGATAGCGTCAATCAGTTGGAACACCTCTTGGTATGGCTGCTTACCCAAGTAGGCAAGCATTGCGTTGACCAGATTTACGGATAGGGATAGTTTGTCGTTCATTACCAAGGTACTCCTGTTGCTATTACTGGGTTTTTGAGAGATTCAATCTGCGCGGCAAGGTTTGTTTCAATAGCCTCAACATTTAGCTTTTCTTTAACCCAAGCAATAATTTGATCCTTGGTCAGTAATTCATAGGCAATAAATGTATCTCCGCGCTCAAAATATACTGCACCGTAAGAGCCAGCAGTGTGTTCACCATCAATAGCATCTACACGCCAATGAGCAGTGGTTACCAAGCCATCAGAGGTTTGCCGGTCAAGTTGTGCAATTGCCCAAATTGTGTGAGGGGTTACGTTAGCTGCTTGGTCTAACTCTGCAAAACCTATAGTACTTATTGGCATTATTTGTTCTCCTTTGTTATGTGTATATTAGAATGTTGTTATACGTTTAAATTTAACTTGTACAAATCCACCTGTTGTAATTGCGAGAGTAGAACTTATGGAAAAAGCAATTGGTCTTGAGCCTGTACCTGTGGTGTCATAAAAAGTAACTACTGGGTTTGAGTTAACATGCGTACTCATTTGTGTAGACCACTGTGAACCATTCCCATACGCATTCCAATAAGTCAATGAAATAATTGCTGAGCCTGTCCAATTATGGTATCCAACATTATCATATTGGATGAATATACTTACAAGGAAGGTATCTGCCCCACCACCTATTATTGTTACATTAGCAGGTAAAGTATAAACTGTGTTTGCGGTGTAAGTTCTAAGCGTCGTATCAGTAACAGTACTATCAGCCGCAAAATAAGAACAGCCTGCTGTGCCTGTTACACTTAAATTACCCACCCCTGCATCAGTAGTATTTCCAATTGAAACACCTCCAGCCGCAGAAATTCTCAAACGTTCTGTTGCGTTTGTAATAAACGTCATTGGTGCATTTGAGCCCTGAAAAAAATTGATACTTGATGGGCCACCATATAAATAACCGCTACCACCAACTTGTACAATTGAAAATGAAGCGCTTTGTGAGGCCATAGCAATGCTTGTATATGAACCTCCATACAAAACACTTCCAGTAGCGTTGTTTTTTATTGCTAGACCGGTAAAGTTTCCGTCAGTTGCTTGGACTTCAAACTTCCCCAATGTACCCGGAGAATTTGTTCCTATCCCTACGTCACCAGCGGACGAAATACGCATACGTTCTGCGTCAGAAGTCCAAAGCGAAATTGGTTTATATGCGCCAGTTGTAAAATAAGACGCAAATATTCGGCTCGTATCTGAGTCTGAGTCATATCCCATGCCAATAAATGTACCATTGGCAGAGTTGATAGAAGAAATACCTATAGATGCCAGAGATGTGTTTCCTGATTGCTTTACCGAAAGTCGGTATGTTATCGTACTCGTCCCTATCCCTACGTTTTGGCTTGCATCTATTAATACAGCGTTTGTTCCTGCTGTGGCTACCGCCCATTGGTTTGTAGCTGGAAAGTATTCCCCTGTGGATGTACCGGCAGTGCCGCCTTGCACCGCTGGGACTGTGGCGCTGTTGTCTGTGCCTGAGAGAATCAATGTCATTGGGTTACCTCATCAGCGGGTAGGGGTGTGTTGCCTTCAGCAAGCCAAGCTAGGTACTGCTGGTAGTCTGGGCTTTCTGAGCCTGCAAAAAGAAAAACGCCATCTGAAAGACGTTTAATTACATTTTCAACAAGGCCGCGTTCATTTGAAATTTGTTTATACATTTATAACTCCGCAGAAACTAATATATATGCTGATGAACCAAAGTCAACGGATGTTGCATAGCCTGCTGTTCCACCACCCATTGTTGTTACGTAATAAGACATAGTTTTTGAGTTTGCAAAATCAAAAGCAATAACAAAACTTGTGTTTGTTAAAAACCCTCCTGCGGAATATATATTTATTTGATTTGCTCCGGAGCCATATCCTGTAATTGTTGTTGTTATGGAAAATCCACTATTTATACGCATTTCAACTGGATGTGCATAAAAAGCACGCATAAAATTAGAAGCTACCATACTTCCAGACATGTATGCAGAAGCCCCGCCAAACTTGTAAAAATACCTCTGACACAGCGCCAACTCCGTACCATAAGACCTAAAGTCAAAGCTGGTGGCAGTGGAGCCTTTCTCTAGCTGTACGCCTGTGATGTACCATGTTGCGGCGTTTGTGCCTACCACGCTGGTTGCGCCACTTACGCTGGTGTAATTTCCAGCTTGCCAAGAACCAGATGTTCCGTTATATGTGCTTCCGCAGCCTAAATTAAAAATAACAGAGATGCCAATTCCATTAGTAGCGCCAATCCAAGTTCCAGATGTGTCGCCAGCAACGGTAATTGTTTTTTGCTCCCATGTGTTAGCGGAAGAAATCGTATATGTTACGGGATAGCTTCTATTGGCTGCACTGTTTCTAAGCGTAAGACTAAATGTTCCTGTCAAACTTGAACGCACCCAAAAAGACAGTGTTACAGTACTTGCTGATGCTGTTCCCCATCCAAGGTCAGCGGTGTTGAACCCCTCAACTTCTTGAATAGAAACAAAGTAATCTGTGCTAGTAACGCTATATGCTGATGAACTTGTCACGCCAAGATAATTTGAAAAACCTGTTGGCAGCGTAACTGAACCAGCGTTTTGCTGTACCGTTAATTTAGATGTTTGTGCGACCCTAAACTTCCACCTGTCTAAAGTAAATGATCCATCAGTAGGAGTAGTACTAGCCCCAGCATTACGCTGGTCTATGACCATGCCGCCATTGATGATGCGGTTCTTAAAGCCAAAGGTGTTGGGTAGGTTTGCTGCACTGGCAAAGGTAGTCGTTGCGTCTGCGTTGACCGTGATTGCGGTTGTGCCGTTTGCTTGAAGCGCCAATACGCCCGAAGCGTCTGCCGTTTGGATTATGCCGCCGCTGCCTGTGCTTAAGGCATTTATCGTTGAAGTCATGCTTTACACCCCTTGATGCGCGGCTATTTGCGCTTGGTAAGCCGCAATGACTTCTTCTGTCCAAGCCACATTGCAGATTGCCACTACGTTGGCAGGGATGCCAGTAAGGTCTTGACCCGGTGTCAGGCTACTGCGGTGGTAGGTCTTGCTCAGTTCGTTGCCATCTTCCATTATGCGAGTTGCCTCACGATATAGGACAATGCCGTTCTCAGTAACGGTGATTTGGTCAATTGCGGTTGTTTTGGTGAGTGACATTTTGTTTCCTTTGTGTTGTGTCCAGCCTGACCAATCCAGTCAGGCTAATGAACTTTGGTTAATGATAAAAATTAAACAATATAAACTAAAGTAAAAATTAAAAAATGAGTAGATAACTGTACGTTTGTAACGGATGTATCAGAAACTAATGCTTTTATATCAAGTTTGGTTTGGGTTTGTATCATTCTGACTAACGCAGACTGAGCAGAACTTGAACTTACTATGCTTGCAGAACCATAGTTGGATGCTGTAAAGGGAAGCCCCGAGATACTTGCCTGATTTGTATTTGCCGTTGATGGGTAACTGCCATAGAAACTAACTCGTACCATATTTCCAATTTTTGTATACGTTGCAGAATTGATGGTAAATGACAATCCAGCACCACTTCCATCTGTGGGAGTCCAACTTCCCTCCTCATAGTCATCTAGCGTGTTTGCGTCAGTTGATGCTGATTGAGTTGCGGGGAAAGCAATGCCTGTACCTGTGGCTGTAGTGCTACCTCCTGATAAACAAAGGATTGGTGCGCCAGCATTGATACGCATACGTTCGGTATTGTTTGTACCAAACGCCAAAGCATGGTTTGTCGTGACGCTCTGATAGACATAACCCGCAGAATTCGTTCCAATAGCAAGTGCAATATCTCCGCCGCCGCTGTAAAAATTTGTGTTTGTTCCATAAACACCAGAGCCACCAGAAACTTGGTAATACCCAGCGCCAACAAACCCTGTTGTTCCACTTACTTGTAGCTTGCTTCCCGGAGAACTCGTCCCTATCCCCACGTTCTGTGATGTGTCCATCGTCAGGCCAACCGTGCCGTTGTTGGATGCAAGCTGCAAGATACCCGTGGTATCCGCGCTCATGTTCAGCGCCGTTGCGCTTGTTGTTCCTGCACTTACTATGCTTGCCATAATTTATCCTTAAAACACGAGCCAGCGTTGACCGCTAGTCACGGTGACCGATTGGCCTGACGCTATGGTTACTGGCCCGACTGAACTTGCGTTGTATCCTGTTCCAATAGTGTAGCTTGCTGATACTGTCGTAGCATTTAACAACAAGCCGTTTGTAGCTATAAGCACCGGAACAGATACTTGTGCGTTTGTGGAGTCAACATTAACTGAGCGTTCTGATGGGTAGGTAACAAATACGTCTTTAGTGCCTGCGCTAAATGTTACTAAGCTGCCTGAGTTGCTAGAAGACAAGACCGTGGTACGGGCTAGTGTTGTGCCAGAGGATGTGTATGTGCCAATACCAACTTCCCACTCATTCCCGTTTTGGCTTGCAATGGTGTAGTACGTTGAGTTCCCGTTACCAATTGCCGAAAACGATTGATACCCTGTTGCCGCCCCAGCAAGCGTAACTGTGCCAGTACCTGTTGTGGTAGTTGTTTCTTTAACTCTATCTGCTAGTACAAATGCCATGATTTATCCTATACCGTTGTTGGGATTAAGGCCCAGCCAGCGCTTTCTGAGTTATCAATTAAAGCCCATCCTGCTGTTTGAGAATCTGTAATATTTTGCCAGTTTGCATTTTGGCTATCGTCTATTAGTTGCCAATACACAGGGAAAACTGTACCAACGAAGCCATTTGCCTGCACTCCGGTTATTGCTGGTGAAATTACTGGCCCAACTGTTCCAATAGTACCTGAAGCCTGTACTCCAGTAACCCCAATAACCAACCCGCCATGCGTAATTGTGCCAACTGCGCCAGATGCAACAACCCCTGTCAGTGCAACAGAGATATTGGGGGTTACCGTACCTACATAGCCGTTTGCTTCATCACCTGTCTCTGGCTGTAACTTTGTATATATAACCGTGCCAACAGCGCCAGAAGCTTGAACCCCAGTAAATGCAACAGTTTGGCTTTGGACTACTGTACCTACCAAGCCAGAAGCTGCGACCCCAGTGATTGCAACAGAAAGGCTGTCCGTAACAGTGCCTACAGCCCCGCTTGCCAAAACAGAAGTTAAAGCGCAAGACCCAGAATTAACAACAGTGCCAACTGCGCCCGAAGCGGATACCCCGGTAAGCGCAACGGATTGACTTTGGACTACCGTTCCTACGGAGCCGGATGCTGCAACTCCGCTTAACGCAATGGAAAGGTTAGATACAACTGTCCCTACCGAACCAGAAGCTGCGACCCCGCTTAACGTAACGGTGCTGTTTACCCCAACTGCGCCTACATTACCAGAAGCCACGACCCCTGTAAGGGCCACGAATTTATCGGTAGCTCCTAATGAAGCAAATGGCGACTGAGCGAATGCGGATATACCAAACATGGTTTACGGCCTGCGCCGCCTCCGCTTAGGTTGTTGCCAAACGTAACAGAGCAGTTGTAGTGGTGCTACTTGGCATCGTCAATGTGAAGGTTCCGGCAGTAATAGTCTGTGAACCAAACGTATGAACACTAACAGCCTTGAGAGACTGCGTAAAGTTGTAGAGCAACACTGTGTCAAACGCCGTTGTCAACGTAACCGTTGTGTAAATAAAAGAAGCCGAAGGAGTCCAATAAGCTACGCCCGCAGTTGCTGAAGCGTTAGTTGCTATGGGAGCCGTTGCGTTGGTTACCGTTACACCGCCAGCAGTGTAGCCTGTACCCGTCACTTCGCCAGTTGTGTTGTAAACAGTAGTGCTTGCATCTTTTGTGGCGGAAACCAAGTACAAAGCTGCTTTAAAAGTGTCTGTAGTAGGCGCAGTTAAACTTGTGCGTGAAACAAGCGTTGCAGTGCCAAACTGATGTTGACCCACCAGTAATTCACCGAGGAACGAGGTACACATTGATTGGGTATTTGCCATAATATTTCCTTAAAAAGAAGCAGCTTCGCCACCTGCAAAAGTAGGCATTTTCTTTAACGTAACGTGTGCAGAGCGATGCACTAACTCGCCATCCAACCAGTACTCAACCCACGTTGTTAGTTCATTGTCATTATCGACTGTACCTTCCTGTTTTTCCAGCAAGGAATCATCCATGTCGCCTTTGGTGGTAGTAACAATCAATTTGAACTCCTGATAAGCGCAGTTGTAGAGGTGTTGGCTGGCATAGTGATTGTAAACGTGGTGGTTGATGTTTTGTCAGACCCAAAGTCCAAGACCGCAATTGATTTGTTACCCTGCGTGGAGTTGTAAATCAAAGCACATCGGGCGGTCAAAGCCGCTGTCCACGATACGTTATCCCAGTTTGCATACGCCACATAGCCAGAAGAACTGATAGACACCCCAGTCATAGTTTGCCCGCCAGCCGTGTAACCAGTACCCGAGACTTCATTTGTTGCGCTGTAAATGGTAGTAGCCTCATTTAAATCAGCATTACCAGTGTACAAAGCAATCTTAATTGTATCCGTGGATAGGTTGTGGACAGCCGTGTACAACTCCTTTTTGAAGCTAGTAGTCTGCGTTTGAATAATAGACATTAACTAACCTCAGCCCTAAGTTGCCCACTGCGATAAGCATCCCGGCGCTCTAAACCATCGCCCAGGCGTTTTGCTAGTGAAAGTGCTTCAATATATTTTTGTTTATAAAGTGCAACTAAATCTGCCTCACCTTTCATAAAGGTGTACGCTTCTACCAAACTTCCGTACAGCAGCACGGTATCAAAGTTATCACCTAGCCAAGTGGTTGTGGCGGTCGTAATTGACTCTGGGTAGTAGTAGTAATGAAGCTCTGCGGAGTAGGTAGCATCCGGTGTAGGGCCAAGGATAAAGCTCAACTCAGTTGTTGGTAAAGGTGGTGGCCCTACCGTTGTAGTTGGGCCAAACAGTGCGTAGTACTTTGGTGTTCCCGTATCTGTTGGCGTAGGGTATGCCTCACGCATAAAGTTCACATCCTTGTTTAAAAGAAATGTGTACGGGCCAGAACCAGAGAAAACAGCCAATGAGTAGGGGGCCAAGAAGTCATCTGGGCAAGACAGGTACTTGTTACTGGCAGTGATTGTCCCTGTTACGTTTTTTCGCAATGAGGGGAACTGCACCGAGTTATAGATGCGCTGCTCGGCCTGCTGGATAAACCGGTTAATCTGAGTCGTAGACGATACAGTAGACGAGTCCGC